AGAGCTATAAAAGGCAATTCCTTTTCCTCCAGGTGGTTTGTACTTTTGCTCAAATTTACCTGCCCCTATGTTTTCCCGAATCTGATTTGAACAAACCAAAAGAGTGTTACTGCTAGATAAAATTCGACAAGTCTTCCTAAGTTGCTCTGAGAACTCCTTAGCACGGCGCATTCCCATCTTATCCCCGTTCTCATCGTCCATTTCCAGATCGGTACTAAGTGCCGCTAATGAATCTGTAAATGCCCCATTAATTTTATTGTTCTCCGGGATCCACTTTCGTAAATCAGTGAACACTTCAGTGACGGTATTGGGTACAGTGAGTTCCATATCCTCGGTGTTCAAATCAAAAATCTGAGCAAACTGTGTGTTGAGTCTCGCTTCCGGATCCCCAAACATTATTTCCCCCCCGCTTCGCTGGACATCTCCAGCAATTTCACAGAGTAAAACAGTCTTCCCAGATGATTCCGGACCAAAGATCTCCACCAAGATTCCCCCAGGAAGTCCACCACCACGAACCCTACCACCACTGATGGCCAAGTCCAGAAGAGTGGAACCGGTACTAATCATAGTTTCGGTATTTCCCTCGTATTCTGCTTTCTTCTTTTTGGGGGCTTCCACTCTCGCTTTTACTTGTTTAGCGATTGTTTTGTCCCTCCCCTTTACTTCTTTAGGGCTTGCTTTATCTCGTGCTGCTCTTTGCATAATTCTATAATTCGTTTGGATAACCTTTCGGGCAATTTGTACCTTTCTTGTAAATCAACTGCAGATTTCACCATATAGGATCTGAAATCTATTTTTTCCTGCCATCGTAACTCCCACTGTGAATATAAATGTCTGGCATATCTTTCCGTAAGTTCTTCCACGGTCCAGTCGTTATCATTCGCATAGACTATTACAATGTTCCGAACCAAGGTTCCCTTCCCGGTACCTTGCAATAGGGATTGGAGCCGGAGACAATCATCGACTGCCTCCGTTACCAAAAATCCTATGTGTTCAGTGTAATTGGGCTGAATCATTACTCAGCATCTTTTTCATCTTTACATTCTTCCCAAATCTTGCACTTGTCGCAATCATCAAAGGCATCAGTATCCTCCCCGAATTGGTGATCAAATGGACATTTGTTCTCTTTGGGTTTGGCTGCTCTGCTGCTCCTGCGGGCGGGCTTCTTCTTTTCTTCCACCACTTCTTCAACTACCTCGGCTTCTTCAATTTCTTCCTCCTTGGGCTTGCGTGTAGATCTGCGGGCTGGCTTTTCCTTTGCAGGAGTTCTGGCAGCACGACGGGAAGCTTTCTTTTCCACTCCAGGATCCTCATAAGGCTCCTCTACTTCTGGCTCAGGTTCTTTCTCTACTTCAGGCTCAGGTTCTTCCCTAGTCTTACGGGATGGCCTTTCCTTACGAGTGGAGGATGACCGGGATGAACGGGGAGTTTTCCTTTTATGGGTGCGTGGCTCATCGTCATCATCAGCAAGTGTTTCATGATCTTCATCGTCATCATCCATTCCTTCCATACCCAGATACAATGCCTCAATTTCCTTGTAAGGAAGAATTTTGATCATGTCATCAAGACTGGGCAGATCATCAACATACTCATCATCATACTGCTCATCACGCTCCACAAAATCAATTTTGGATGCCTCTGAGTATTTGTTCTTGCCGAGTTTCTTTCCTCGCCAGTACACCTGAAGGGATAACCCATCTTCATGATCCGGGAAACCTTCATTGTCGATGTCCCTTTTGAGCTCTTCTTCCAAGAAGTTCAGGAACAGGTAATCACTTTGATCCATTAAGTGGAGCTCTCCTTCTTCATAATCCACTTCACAGTCCCCAAAATCAACGGGATTGATAAGGAACAGTGTCCTGTTTTTCGGGAAAATTTCTTTCAATTCGTCCCATTCAACACCCGCTTTTCTCTTCCTTGCACCGTCCTCACAGATGGGACAGGGCTTTCCAACAGTAGTCGGACAGATAACAGAAACACCGTCCGGGCCAACATCCCTGTGTACACGAATTGGCTTTTTCCACCAGAGTTCACCTTCAACGGCATCCTCTTTGTACTTCTTATTGTCCATGTGATTGGGATCTGTCACGCGATAAGGCAGAACATCAAAAACAATTTCTGTACTACCCTCCGGTTTAAATACAGTCACATTCTCCGGTAACTTCAGGTATCCAAAGTCGTTCTTTGTCTTTTCCATGCTCCGGGCGGTACGCCCTGCAAACCTGTTTGATTTCTTTTTTGCCATTTTACTTTTTTGTTTTTGTTGTACGTTTCATTTTTGACCCCACACTATGGGACATCTCTTCTGTCTTTACTTTCCTGATTTCAGACAAATCATGAGGTACGGCTGGACCAGCAAAGTAATTTTGCCCGTACAACTTCACCAGATGCTCAAGGGCAGACTTTCTGTGCTCAATCGCACTGACTACTCCCTGCAATACATTTACCTCAAAATTGGCATCATGTACAGTTTTCTGGGCAATCTGATAATCCTCTTCCATAAGGATACAGGCTTCCACTGCGGCAACCGTAACCTTTTCAAGGTGGTAATTGCCCGGGTTGTCCCGGATGTCGAGATCAATTTCTGCTTTTTTGAGATCCAGAGCTTCTTTAGCCAGGTCTCTGTCTCTTCTGGCCTCAGCAAGTTCCCTGCTGTACTTGGCCATTAGAGCGGGCTGACCTAAAAATTCCAGATCTAGCTCATCATCTGCTATATACATATCATCTTCGTAACTCATCTGTCAAAATTTATATCTAGTTTACTTAATAACAATTCAAAGTCTTCTTGTGTGATGTGCTTAGGTTTGGTGATATAAAGAAGAGGAAAACTTCCGTTAGTATCTCTGGAGTGTCCCCATACAATTCCACTTTTTAACCCAAAAATCTTGTTCCGATTTCCATCAAATTCAAACGAGCGTATCTTATCAAAGATGTTCATTTCCCGTATTTACAGTGAACAATAAATGCTTTTAATTCACCTTCCATGTGTTTGGATTCATCAAAGTAGGCAAAGTTCATGGACACATAGGCTTCAAGTGCCTTCTTCTCTTCAGGGGAATCAGCTTCAGACCATTCCTTGTATAGCTTCAGAGCCTCCTGGCGCTTGCCATGGACATAGCTTTGGGTTTCTTCGAACACCTTGCGTTCGGCATCCTGCTGGGCTTTACCTATGGTGGCAGTCTTATAGACATTGAACCAACCAAAGGCCAAATCAAGCCCGGACCCTATGATAAAGAGTCCGAGCAAGGCCAACAGGGAAATCGTGATTAGTTTTCCCGGCTTCATTTTAATGCAGCTTAAATGGTGAGACAATAATTTCCGGTTCCACATATACTGGCCTTGGTTCTCCTGAGATGGGGTCAATTAGCAAGAGCCATGTAGCGGATAGTCCTTCTGGCATGAATAATCCATTTGGTTCAGGCTGTGGCATGGTTAGTGATCCTGCATCATACGTACCATTAGGGTCATCAAAATATTTTAAAGGATTACTAAATTGTGTGGAATAAGGAATACCGTAACCAATACATTTTCCTAAATACTGTCCAATTTTACCTGTTATTTTGTTAAAAAGATAGGCATGGCAAATTAGATTTTCCTGATCCCGGAGTTCATAGATCTGCTTCATCACTTTCTTTTCCTGGAAGTTGATGATGTTGGGCATTCCGACCTGGCGGGTGGCTTCTTGCATTGCCATTTCAGTTTTTTCTTGTGCTACAGTGTCAGCAGAGGGTGTTTTCTTAACAACATCATCACATCCTGTAAAAAGGATAAATACGAAAATAAGTGCAATCAATTGTTTCATTAGATTTGTTTTTGGTTAAACATAAATTTGTGGCAATACGTGGAATCGAACCACGGTGCACACCAGTTTAAGGTGCGTGCTCTACCAACTAAACTATACTGCCGGTGACAGGAGCCTAACCTGACGAGAAAGGACTCCTGACCTGCTAACCGAGTCACCTTGGACTGGGATAGAAGGATTTAGTTCCATGGTGCGGACGTGACTTAGGCTTTATCAGTCCCCCTGTTTCCAGGAACCTGGCCGTATCTCCGCTACCCGCACCGCGATCTTAAATAACATCCCCGTCAAGTACCACTGCTCATCCGGTTTTACGGTCGTGTGGTCGCCAATATCCCTTGACTTTTCCTTGGGCTGCAACGGGACTTCTTAAA